ACTTTAAAACAGATTCTAGTATAGCAGTGCTATCACTCATTGTTAAGCCCCGGTTCAGATACATCAGTCTTACCGCTTTGTCCGTTGTTAGAACTTGCGGCATCGTTGTCATCTAGCTGGTTACCAACTGGTGAGTATTTTTCAGGGTCTAAGTCGAATACTAAATCACCCCACAACTCTTTAGATTCTTTCCAACCTGCTATAGATTCCTCTAATTTCTCACCCAGCATAGACGCCATTTTCTTGGGTGAAATAATACCAGCACGACACTTCTTAAACAGTACCTCAAATTCTTCAAGTGGGTTGACTGCTGAACGAGCAGGGAAAGTCCACATCGGCAAAGGTCGCTTACTAGTAGAGAACTTACTAGTCTTCATATCGCGGGCATCAGCAAACCAGTTGTAGATTTGATTGAGGTTAGGCTTCATAATGTTAATTTGTACAAATTCCAACATCATATAAAAATCTAACTTACTCATGCGACCTGATGCAAAATTGAACTTACTATAGTCACCTGTTAGTTGTGCGTGGGTCAAGTCAACACCAGCTGCTATTTCAGTTTTTAAATCATACATGAACGCGCTTGATTCGCTAGGATTAGGTGGTGTAATCGTTTCGACTTCTGTGCCGCTGCCTACATACTCTACAGTACCCTGCCCGATTTCGTGACCTATAGTATACGTAGGGTCTTGACTATTACCCTCTTTACCTAAATTGAGTCCGAACGACTGCTCAGCGTCTTTAACTATAAGTGCTAAACATGCGGCTATCTGTAACTGCGTCAGTTTAGCGTCCTGAGTGTCCTTATACTTATCTAGTGTGGTTGCTATATTAGATAACCAAGATACGCCTATGTGCTGATTAGGACGCTCTTTACGGTATAGGTATACGATGTCCTTACCGAACTCGTAATAATGCGGCTCAACACCTGTGTCGGGTAAATTGATGTCTACAATTTTGACATAACAACCCTCTCGTTGACCGTGCTTGTTGAATTTAATACCATTAACAACGTTATAGTCTTTATACTGACCATCTTTAACTCTACTTAGATGTGTGTGTTCAATAGTCTGTAGTTGTAATGGGATTTTCATAGCTGCATTGGTATGTCTACGGATAATTACACCGCCGGATTCTACAATTGCAGCTACCCATATCCATTCTAAACCGCTGAGTGGGTATTGCCCGTCAAAGTCACAATTAGTAGAATTAGCCCATTCCTCCCAATCCGACATCAACGACTTTTTAACTGACTTAGCGGCTTGAACATCTAATGTGATACCGTTACCAACAACATTACTAGCCCATTGTGTTTTAATACGATGTGCTAGCGGATTATTACGGCATAACTCTTGACCTGCTGCGGCTAGTGATTCGAAACTTTTAGATACTTCTACTGCTGCTGTAGTAGGGCGTTTACGAGCGAACGGGTTATTGAAACCACCACCCGCTGCGTCGTACCCTCTAATTTGCTTAGCAATCAGTCGGTCGCGCTGTCGATTCAGCTCAGCACTAGGACTAAATATACCTATAGTTCTGTCAATGCCGTAATTAATTGAGTCTAAAAAATTACGTTTCATCGTTGATACCCCGGTCGCATTTTCAACTGTTGAGACCCTAATGGCTTTATGACACTACTGCCACCTGCAAGTAATTCTCTACGAATGCGGTCGATAGCCGCTACCATATCTGATGATGAATTGTATTTGATACGCTGGTCACCATCCCAGTATTCGATTATACCCGCTTGATGCGCTTGCATTAGCTTGGCTAATCCCTCTTGAGTGTAGCCCGTGTTACTATTTTTCATCGACTTCTACCCTTTGTGTATTTGAATTTACGGGGTGTGCTGTTACTGCTGGCTACACTACCGTTCTTGTTATTATTACTGTTATTACTATTCGAGTCAACCGCGCTGGGTCTGAACAGCATTTCACGAGCTTGCCAATCGCCATCACTCATACGTTCTATCATAAGCATCACAGCACCAGCACGGGCGTATGAACGACAATCTAGTAAGTGATTATCTTTACGTAACCTGTGCCAATGTTCACTAGCATACCCCTTGCGATTAGTCCCGTTGATTTTAATTTCGGCAGTAATTTGTTTAAAGAAATTTTCGTCCCACTCAGGAAAATGACAGTAGCCCATCGGGTACAATGTACCACTAGCCAACGCATCAGCTGTGGGTGTCTTTAATGAAAACCAGCTGTATAGTTGTGTCTTGAGCAATGAGCTACCAACACGCCATAATTTCAGACCGCGTGAAAATCTAGCACCACCGTATGTGACATCGACGTAAGTAGGTGTGGCTACCGACTGTGCCATGTTGCCCTCTTTCTCACCTTTGACCGCTCTTATGCGTTCCTCGCCACATTCTCGTACTAACGAATATACGGCTTGAGTTTTATAGCCGGAATCCACACACACCATGTTAGGCATTGTCGATATACCACCTACGTGGGTATAGACTGTGTTGAACAACGATTTGAGCTTATCTCTAAAACCAACTTCCTCAATATCCCCCTCGATAAATCCCATGTCGATAGACCAGCTTTCGTTACGTCTACCCCACGCGACCGTTTCATACCATATACCATCCTGTTGTACGTCCACGCCCATTGTGACCATACTAGCACGTTGCGGAATGATGCATGTAGGGTATTGCTCTCGGTTGTTGTTATATAATTGTTCCCAGTCAGGTTGTTCGCCATCCTCTTGCCAAGTCATAGCCATACGAGTATTGTAAAATACTTTTAATAACTGTGGATTACCTATTGCCTTGATGTATTCACGTGCCAAGGTTCGTAGTTTAGTGAACGGACTTGCTAACGATGAAACTTTATAACCATGGTGGTGTGTTATCTCAGGCTTTTTGATATGCCAATGACCATTGTTAATCGAATACATGCGCTCACCCTCACCCCAGTGGGCTTTACACTGCTGACACTCTATATACGCCTTACTAGTGAGATATTCACCCGTAGAAGTGCTTACAGGGATGGTTACATCAGTCCAAAATAACTCCTTAGAATGCCCGCAATGTTGGCACGTTTGGTGGAAAACAGACTGATTAGATGCTAAATACTCTTGTTCTATACGCGATTGTCCGCGTGTAGTAGGTGAGCAAGCAACAATCTTCTTAGCACGGTCACCATACGTGGTTGCACGACCCCACGCGACAGCAATCGAGTCACCTTCACCACCGCTACCACCCTCACCAGCACCTACGTTTAATGGGTACTTATCACATTCATCAAACAACATTATGCGGCATGCTCGCATCGCCAAGTCATCAGGGTTACGTGCTGATACTATAGAAATTTGACCGCCGGGGAATTGCTTTTGCAGAATGGTGTTACCATCACCGCGACGATTGTTTTTAAAGATGTCTTTTAGCACTGGTGTGGCGTTCACCGATGTATTCAGTCGTTCCTTACTCCACGCCTCTGCAATTGCTTGTTTAGGCGCTACGTACATGATGGGGCTAGGTTCTTGATGCATATAATACATGGCTGCGTTAATCATAAGCTCAGTTTTCATAAGCTGTATACAACACATGATAGTTATTTCTTTAACTTCTGGATTAGACACGGACATCATAGGTTGACGTGCCACTTCAACGCGACTGGTTCGCCAGTTACCATTTTCAGCTGAGTTACTTGGCAGCTTACGGTATGTATCAGCCCATTCTACTAAGTTCAAATTAGGTGGTGGTGTGAATCGTGTTTTGAAAATGTCACTTATACCATTCGTTATTTCGTACTTGGCATATTCACTGGTTAGTAATACGTTGTCATCCATCACATGACCCATCACATTTAGGGGTGGTTAAGTACCCTCTTGATAATCTCATGTTGATTAGCTTATCAACCACGCTAGCTACTTTATTCACGTTGTTACGTAGTTCCCTAAAATCCTTACCGTCAACGTTATTAAGCTTGCACGAATTTACTACATTGATACCACGTACTGCAAAGTCGTGTAGCGCAGAGATTTTATTAGTTGAACTAACCTTAGTCAATTCTAAGTACATTGAAATTTCATATTCAGTGTGCATACCTTGGTGTATGAATTGTAAATCTTTAACTGACGGCATTATCTTTACCCTCGTAGGTGTGGTTGTAATTACGTAAATCGGTTAGCAGACGGGTTACTTCTTCTGCCATAATTTTCTCAACTTCTTCTTCTGGGCGCATGGTTAGCTCACCCACGATATTAGTTCGCCAACTCAATATGGTAGCTGCGGTACTTTCACAAGCGATTGCAAAATTATTTAACAAGTCATCTATGTTAGCTACTAACTTTCGCTCATTAACCAGCTTTAACTCTGCTAGTAGTGCCTCTGCTTGTTTACGTCTGCGTTCAGCCTCTAGCATTGTCATTTCACCCTGTGAAACTTCAACTACACCAATCATGGTTTTCTTGAGTGCTTCAAAATCTTTGTC